AAAGGTACCCCTAAAGAGAGCACCCCACCCCCACCCTCCCCGGCCCAGAATGTTATACATATATACATAACATATATGGAGGTATAAAGAAACACCCCGTATTATAAAAATACAAGGCGTAACTATTCGTTAAACTTTTATTATCGCGAAGAGTTAAGAAATGATTTTTCCATTAGTATCCAGAAAACTAGGTAAATCAGGAATAACGCCAGTAGCAGTAGCATCCAGCCATTCATGATACCATTTTCCAAGTTCTTCCTTTTCTTCTGCATTCAGCATATCATACCATGCTTTTCCTCTATTAATAATAGAGAAGCATTCTTTTATTCTTTTTGATCTTATATTTTCTTGTTCTCTACTTGATAATGTAGAATGCTTAAAAAGTTTTTTGTCTCTATAAGAATATTTTAGATAATCTTTGAAAAAGTCATCAGGAACATCTAATTCATCAATTTCTATATTGCGTTCATCCGGTTCCATATATAAAGAGTAGTTAGAATAACCAATAACATTATTATTTTCATCTATTTGAATTATCATGTTATACCCCCTTTTAACAGATTCCATATATACCTGTTAGATTTCCATCACCTGATTTTTTACTGAAACGTAGGTTATTTCCTTCCTGAAAAACATTAGTACAATAATAATATGTTTCATCTGATAGCATTGCGGTATTTCCAACACTTCCAGCGGATATTGTTGGATATGCCGCATAACAAAGCCCTGATGAAGTACCTGGAATACCCACGATAATGATACAAGAGAAACGCATACAATTTGAAACGGTAAAGCTTTGGGATGAGCCGCTCCATAAAAGAACAGATTTACAATTGAGCCATCCAGGTAACGTTAAATTCCCATTTACATCAGCTGGGACAAATAATTTTGCTCCCGAATATTTTCCTCCTGATTTTCTGTTATAATATATTCCGTTGCTTTGAACAGTGAACACGTCTGAAACGCCTTGAGATGGAATATAATTTCCCCACGTAAAACCAAAGTCATGTCCACTCCATCCGCCGTTTACTCCAAAGATACCAGCTTGTCCATTCGCCTTTTGAATAATAAGTTCTACTTTCTTATTCATAAGTTCATTGATATTAGAAGCAGTTGTATCGTTCATAGTCGTACCCCAGTTATTCGGTCCAGCAGGCCCTTGTGCCCCAGTATCTCCCTTTGGACCCTGCGGACCTTGCGGACCCCGCGCTCCAGTGTCTCCTTTAGCGCCTTGTGCCCCGGTATCTCCTTTTGGTCCTTGTGGGCCTTGCGCCCCAGTATCTCCTTTCGGGCCCTGTGGGCCTGTTGCACCTCTGGAAGGTTTTCCAGTATCGCTTGAACCTAAATACCAATTCCCATTAGAACCGATGGTAGGAGTCGTTCCTGCCGGTCCCTGAGAACCTGTTGCCCCTTTTGCTCCGGTCGCTCCTGTATCGCCTTTAGGCCCTTGCGCCCCAGTATCTCCTTTAGGTCCTTGAGGTCCTTGCGCACCTGTTGCACCCTTTTCACCTTTCGGGCCCTGTGGGCCAGTTGCACCTCTGGATGGTTTTCCGGTATCGCTTGAACCTAAATACCAATTCCCATTAGAACCGATGGTAGGAGTGGTTCCTGCAGGTCCTTGCGCTCCCGTAGCTCCTTTTGCGCCAGTAGCTCCTGTATCGCCTTTAGGCCCTTGCGCCCCAGTATCTCCCTTTGGACCCTGAGCCCCTTGCGGCCCAGTTGCACCTCTGGATGGTTTTCCGGTATCAGTAGAACCTAAGAACCAATTTCCATTCGCGCCAATTGTTGGCGTGGTCCCTGCCGGTCCAGTAGCACCTCTTGCACCGGTCGCTCCGGTGTCACCCTTCTCACCCTGAGGGCCTTGCGGGCCCCGTGACCCTACTACTTGCCCTAAATCTTTCTTCGCCATACTATCACACCTTAATTTGTAAATAGAAAACCGTATATTATTATAGTTTCGTTAGCATTGATTATTTTGTCTCTTGTAAATGTGATAAAGCTTGTGTCTTTCGCGATTAAGACGGGTGATATATATCCGCTAATTTGAAGACGTCCCACTCCTGGCACTAAAAGACCACCGACTAATTGAACTACATTTTGAGATGAAGTAATAGAAATTTCTGACTCTGATGGGTTATGAATTTCTGCATATATAAATACGACACTTCCAATTTTATAGGTTTGATACTTTACCATTTCCAGCCCCGTTTCCGGTACGATTTGCAGTACATACTCCTGAGGCTTCAGAGGATTCAGTTCTTCCAAATCGCTCTGGATTTCTGTAATTTCACCATCAATTCTATCAATTTTAGCACCCAGTTCTTCAGATAGAGTTTCAATGGCCTGATTTAGCTTTTCTACTACACCATCCAGTCTTTCCCGCGTCACTTCCGGTGTGATATAGTTCCATTTATTATTATAAAATAGGAAGGAAGCAGAGCCATGAATAGTGATTTCCCCAAAGGATAAAGCAACAACGCCATTCCCACGGATGAGAGCAATGGTATTATTTTGAATGTTCTGATGAGGAAGCGTTACCGTTTCCCCATCGAACATAGTTACATAGAAGATATTGCCTTTGATAGATTCAAATTTCTGAATACTTGCCATGATTGTTCTCCTTTCTATTATACAGTAAAACTGTAGTTTTGGGCATCTCTTCCGCCTGAGCCAGAATATTCCCCAGAATCAATGGTAATCACTACCGGATTCGAGCCTGTTTTGTTGTTTGTTGCCGCGATCCAGTCCGTAGTCCACGTTGCACCACCGCGCCAATTAGACTGATATACGATCAAATAATCACTTACCTTAGAAGCTCCATTTAGAGTAAGGGAACCGTAAACAGGGTAACCGTAGTACGTTTCTTGGGTTTTAACCTGTACTTCCAAATATGTCTTAAACATATAGTACAGAACGCCACTTTCTCGTTTTGACTGCACTTGTATATCAACGGTAATTGTCGGTGAGGAAGCACTTGTACCCCAGTACGTCTCTCCCTGTGTAAGCTGTGTATAACCGCTTGCCGGGTAATCTTCGGTTCCCCCACCGGGAGTAAGGCCCGAGTACCCAGCGTTCTTCAAGCAATTGTAAATATATTCGGCCATAAAATCATTATCATTCCACTGTACACGTTTGAACGTAATGTTTCCGTTTTTATCGGCCGGTATATATTGAAGTGATTCTTCTAATTCAGTTCCACCGTTTCTTCTTCTGCTCCAAATTCTATTACCGGTGAACCAAAAAGCATCGATTGACTGTGTCGAACTAAAAAATGCACCGATAGTAGATCCAAAATTCTGACCCTGCCAACCGCCAGCTATATTATACATTCCAGTTACACCGCTCGACTGAGCTTCGATTTTGGAGATTTTAGTTGCAAGAAGGGCATCAATATCATCAGCAGTATCATCGCTATAAGTTGGCGATAGATTGTTTGCCGAATTGGCTGTACCTCCATTTGTTTTTGCTCCCGCGAACGGACCGGATTTTAACGCCTGAAGCTGTGTTGGCGTTACATCGGATGAAGTAATCTTGCCATCACTTCCCACAATCGATACTGTATTCGGAGTTAAGGAGCCGATTCTATCATCCTGTCCACCACCACCACCGCCTTGTGTAATAGAGACAGAAACATTGTCGGACCCATTGAATGTGGTAGGAGATCCGTCTACATTGATAGTAAGAGTTCCTGCTGTGGATTTAGCGGGCCCGCCAGCAGAGGCGGAACCAGCGAATGGTCCGCCTGTTGGAAGACCGGATTCAATGGAATCTACTTCTGAAGAAATGGAGTCAAGCTGGCTTTGTATGTTGCTTTTCGCTCCATCAAGATAATTTAGCTCTGTTGAAGAAATTGGAGAGGAAACAATCTTTCCGGATGAATCAACCTGAGCCGCCGTATTCGGTGTCAATGTACCAATTTTGGTACCCAACTGATTCTCAACTTCTGTGGGAACCTGTGAGGAAACTTCACTCTCTACCATAGAAGGTAATTTTAGATTAATAACTCGTTCCACTTCATTAGGGATTGTTGTGTTGGTAATGGTATTTTGGAAGCTCGCCCATTGTGATTTCAGATCAGAAATCTGAGAATTGATAGACTCTGCGAACGCATTCCATTCACCTTCTAAGTCTGAAATTTGACCGTTAATTTTCGCTTCAAACTCTGCAATTTCCTGCTTCATCTGAGAAATCGCTTCATTGATGGTAGTCTGAAACTCTCCCCAATCTACCTTCATCTGTTCCCATTCTTCAAGAACTTCCTTGAATTTCCCTAAAATGGCATAGAGTAACTCAAGTTCTGTCATATCATCAGAAATCAGATAGGGCCAGTTTTTAAAGCACCATGCTCTAAAAGGTGTAAGACCATTCTTGTCGTATCCGTCCATATTTTTTCTCCTTTCTGCAAGTTTGCAGAAGTTTCTAACTTCGGCAAATCTTGCGAAGTTCGCAACGCGAACTTCTTTATACAATGAGTCCCATGAAGTTCTTCTTAAGATCCATGGTTATCATGCTATCAATATTATATATGATTTTCTGTGCTTCTGCAAGTACCGAAGGGATCGTAAAGAACCCACGTCTTCCCTGCACCTTTCTCCATTCATCCACGTTCCCATCTGTCTTTCGGTTTGCCGTCGTATCCGTGTTCTTACTGGAAGTTCCAGAATCAGAACCGCTTGATGTTGTATCCGTGTTATCCGTTCCAGAAGTCGTACCGCTGGAATTTGAATTAGAATTATTCTCCTCCTCGTCCAGCATAGAGGCGTAGTCCCTCGCGTAGGTTCCCGATGCAAAGTTGACTTGCGGTTCATCAGAATGAAGCTTGAAACCGTTGAAATCATTAGAGGAAGTAGACTGTGCTTCTGAAGAAGAGGTTCCCTCCACCTTTCCGGTGTTAGAGAATTCACTTGAGGACGTTCCCTCTTCCTTGGTATTTCCTTTGTCGTCCCTTGTTTCATCGTACTTTCGATTGAAGATATCCGTGAAATCGGTATCATTGATCAGGTCCTCAATAGAAATATCGGAAATTTCAGATAATTGAGTCAGAGCCAAGGCGTTATAATAGGGCATGATTCTGTTCAAATTCTCGTTAAGATGAAAGATCCAGCTCTGCACGGTTTGAAACCCGATTTCATATTCATAATAATATTGAAGAATCTTTTCACAAAGTGTTTGCCGATGAGACTCGTTCCATATCGGGAAGTCTCTGAAAATATAGGGAACTGCTTTGGTAATCTGTTTCCACATATCCGGTTCATCTGGATTATAATACCGGATAATGTCGGAAACCTGCATTGTGAACGTTGCTCTACTCATCTTTTGAAGGAACATCGTCACTACCTCCCTTCGACTGCTCAGGCTGTCCTGAAATATAATATTCATCTGCATTGGTAATGCTGGAAAGAATTTCAGAATTGAACCGAACCTGAATATTCGTACCCGCAAGCTTATTAAACCTCTCAAGCATTTGTTCCCTTGGCTGTAAACGGGCATTTCTATAGATTTCAATCGGCTGTGTATTGGAATTAACTTCATCCACTACCATTCTTTCTTTCTTATCCTTATCACCGTTTTCGATACCGAGAATGGTAAAGATATCATTCCAGTATTGATGAGACTGAATCTGAAGCTTGTCTACTACGTAAGGCGCGTTTGTATTCAGTACATCAAATTGCTTCATGTCAAGGATTCCATCCACGCCCACTATCACGCTCATATTGGAATCAATTTGATCCACTGCATTTCTAACAGTCAACTCGTTTTCCTTGTCCGTCACCACAATGACGGGAGTCTTCTGTGCGTGAATGTTCACATCCATGGTTCGATAAAGGTCGGTAAGACGTGGTATGTAGTCCATCAATAGACCATACGTGGAAAGACCACGTTTCGATAAGTCATAACAGCATACTCCATTGTCCGGTGTGACGTTGAAATTATAGCCATGAAAACCAATCGCCTTACCGGATGTCGGCCAACCATACACGTCATAATCTTTCCGGGATCCTCCTAAACCAAGAATCATATCCCCATCCTTGAATAGCCATGCGAACCCATCATAGAATAGCTTTCGCTCAAAGAAATACGGATTAAACGTATCCGGGGCGTTCTCGTAGATGAATGAATTGACGGCCAATAATTCAATCATATTCTGAACGCGGTCGAACGTCCAGGCGTTTGACCAATTGGCAATATCACGTAGCTTGTTCCTATTCCTCGCCATTACCTACCACATCCTCTCTGAATCCTTTTACGCTTGGCGAATTGTCAAACGAATAGTTGCCAACCTGAACAACCCCATCATTGACATGCCAGAACGTGATTCCGTTATCAAATATGCTTTTGATCTTTGCCGCGTCATTAAAAGGAAGAAAACCACCCAATTTACAGCCTTGCGTTTTGATGAAATTCCAATATTTCCTGCTATCAAGATTCGGTGTTTTTATCTCATTCACTGTGTACCCGTATGCCCATAGGAAGTCATCAATGATTTTTGCATACTCTCTTGACACAGTATAATGATAAACATTGAATCCCTTGATTGACATTGAAATATTTGCAGAACCTGAACCGGTTCCTCTTACTTGGTCGGCTTTTGTCTCAATGGCTGTCTTTTGAGCGAGAGCGGTTCTAGCATTATTCACAGAGCTTGCGGCTCCATAGGCGCCGCCAAGAGCCCCTGATACGCTTCCACTTGTTAAAGAAAGAAGAGTGTTACCTATTGCCGCAATTGTAGATATCAAATTCTGTTGCTGCTGGATTTCATACACTTCCCCATGCATCGCGGTCCATGCCTTAAAGGTATCAATGGTATACGCGCATTGCGGATAGTTGGATATGTTCATCTTCTCCTGATAATTCACATCCTGATTCTTATACCCGAGCGGGACCATTGTTATAACAGGAGAAGCAGAACCACTCCCCCAACAGCCAATCCTGAGCTGTTTTTGATTTTCAAAAAACTCTACTTTTAAAGTTGCGGTTAAGCCCTCATTATTAGTGACTACCCAAAAGCTATAAGGATATGTGTACATCTTGTAGCATCTTGGCGTGTAGCCATCTAATGTCAAAGGGAGATTCGCGGTTAAGTTGCTTACCGCAACACTACCCGCGTTAAATGTATTGGTAACAAACTTCGGACACATAAATATCGAAGCAATACCCTCAGATTTATTCTGTTTCGTAGCTTCGTTTAAAAAATTATTGAGTGCAAGAATCCCTTCTGTATCCGTGTCGAAAACGCTGTAGTGCAGGCCTGAATAGATATTGGAATACATTCCACCTTTAGCGTCCTCGAATGAACCACTCCCCGCATCGAACGTGAAAGAAGCCGCGACAACAATTGACATTTCAGTCAAGGACGGGTTCCAATCTCCATCCGCGTCTGAATATACAAAGTCGCCTGTTTCCAGTTCCTCATCAATAATTGCATCCCCAACAATATCCGTTGTTGTGTGTTCGCGCTCCACAAAGCAATCTCTAAGAAGCCATTCAAATTGCCAAGACTGCATAACGTCAATTTCAAACGTCACAAGCGTCATACTTGGGGATACATATTCCAAACCTGTTATGAAAGCAAACCACCATTTATCATAGTAGTTCGCGTTTTTGAACATGATATAATTATATCTGCTCAATTCATCAGAATTGACAGGAACACGGATTGTATCCGTGTCCACTGTCCTAATTTCTGTAAAACCATCGATAGTAATTCCACTCAGACTCTCAAAATAGGAATATTGCGCGGGCATATCTGTGAAACGCAAAGTATCCGTATATGAGTTGTCTAATGGAACTTGCAGAAACCTAACTTCTCCAATTGGAGTTTTTGGTTGAACGTTCATTTATGCTGGACCCCCCCGCTTGGATTATTCCGGTGTGTATGGATTATCATAGTCCGCATATAGATGACCACTCTCAATGGAGAAAGTCGGACTAATACCATCCTTACCAGCTGGACCGGTTGCTCCTGTAGCGCCCCTTGCACCCTGAGGTCCCTGTGCGCCTGTGTCACCTTTTGGACCCTGAGCGCCCGTGTCACCCTTTGCTCCTGCTGGACCCTGAGGCCCCACAACCTGACCCAAATCTACTTTTGCCATTTCTTCTCCCTCCTTATAAAATGCTATTAAATACCCGTCTTCCACATCAAGATGGTCAATCTGCTGATATTCAGAATTCGTGTTATATGTCACGATTAAATGCCCTTCTTCCAATATCGCTCCGGAAATATCCAGACTCCTCTAAGCCAGAGTGACAGACGCTGTCTTCGCGGTGGTTCCATCCTGATTTGCGACCGCTCGCACCGTAATAGTAGCCGCGTTTTCATCAGGCGCAATATATAATAGACCATTCTCGTTAATGTACGTGTTCGGGCTGTTTTCTCCGGAAATTTCCCAAGTTACACTCTTGTCAATGCCAACGCTTCCCGTAACCGTTGCGGTGAACTGATAAGACTGACCTTTCTTGTACTGAGTTACAGAGGCCGGGTTAATCGTTACAGCAGTTACCGTCATTTCTGCTGTCGAGAATGCAATCAGCATACCAAACGGCGAGTCGCTCATAATCTTATGATGATGGTACCAGAAGAACTGCATCATAGTCTCACCGATATTCGCGGATTCAGACTCAATCACCGTATCCAGAACCATGAGCTTATCCTTACTCATCATCATGATGGAAATCGTATTGAGGAAGGTTTCCTCATCTGACGTAAAACGACGATACCAATTCTTATCGGGGAATAGCTGCTCCATGCGCTCGTATTCCTCTTCAGTAGGTACCAGACGGTCGAACCGTTTCTGGACGCCGCTCCACTCTACCTTATTCAGGTTAAAGGCATTCGCCAGTACATTGACATTCTGCACGGCCTTAGCACGCGGTGTCATGATAACCCATTGTTCAGACTTTGGAAATGTTCTCAATACGCCAGCCGCGTTATAATCCCTGCTCATGAAGTCCAGATCATCAGAAATCGCAAGAATATCCTCGGCCACATCCAACGCGTTATCTTTTGTGATCACGTCAATATGATTAATTTTGGCATGTCCGTCTACAATGTTTCGAGCGACAATGTAGCGCATTGCGAGATATTCATCATACTGTTCAGAAACCTCAGCTCTGGAAATCAGGTTGCTCAAAAGATCCTCCACGCCAGAAGCATAGGAGAATGCCTTCCTCAGCTCGAACCTGCTGATGGGAATCTTATAGAATGTTTTGTAGTTAATAAAATGAAGCGCCTCTTCCACCTTGGGTTTATCCCAAGCGAAGTATTCGTCTGCCCCTGCATTCGGGTTATACAGATGAGGCATTACAATCTCAACGAATGCTTCCCTTGCAATTTCTCCATACTCCATCGTACCGAGCTTTGCATCAGCCCATTCATTATAATAGATGGCTGATTTGATGATAGTTAAGCCGATGGCGTTTAACATTCCGACAAACTGATTGCGGATATCCGCGTTTCCAATAATTGCTGTTCCGATTCTCTGCAGGTTTGCATCACTTCCATCTGCAATCGGTACAGAAGTTGCATATCCGCCGCCTAACGTATTTCTGATAGCGTTCAGAATATCCGTAGACGTGGCGGACAATACTGTTGTGTCCCTTGACGGGATCATTGCCATTACAGATCACTCCTTTTTCCAAATAGATTTTGAATTGTGATTGTTTCTTCTTTGCTTGGTTCCTCTTCTTGAGGATCTACTTCTTTTTCTTCTTTTTCAAAGGACGTTCTACCCTTAAAAAGAAGATCCCTTCTTGCTTTTCTCTCGTCAGAAAGCTGTGTTGACAGCGACTCATATTCACTAATTCCCGCGTCAAAGCTTTCTCGCAAGGCTTGCAATTGAGCCAGTTCCTCATCATTCAAGCCTTCTCTTACAAAAGGCTCAAACTTGCTAAATAAATCCTTATCCATTATGACACCTCATCTTATCCTATCAAAACGCCGTAAGTAATACATCCAGTTCATTTTCTTCCCCATAACAGGACCGGGGGCGATATCGGGATGATACACGAATCCATTCAATGTGGAATCAGCGCGCCAGATATACCCGTTAGAAGCATACAAACGTTCGGTATAAAAATACGTTCCGTTGTAAGCACTATTTGAAGTCACAATGCTGTTCACACTTCCATCCGCATTGTATTCAATTTCCTCCACAATAGCGACATGTCCGCCGCCTTCATAGTCCCATGAAACATTAGCGCCCAATCGTGGAATCATAGGATCATGCTCATAACCAGCTTCAATTCCCATCTGATACCAGTCCTTACCATCGTTATATCGGGTGAAATTGAATGGTTCAGAGGACCCCTGAAGCTCATACCATCTACCTAACGCGTAGCATGTGCAGTTAGGCATACCATAACCGCTTTGGTAATAGACATTGTCCGCATACCAATACGGGTTATTGAGGATCCCATCATCTGTGAGACGTGGTACAAAATCAGCCATTATACACCACTCCCTAAAAGACTATTCCACGTTTCCACGCCGCAAATCCCGTCCAGCTTCAGATTGTTAGCGATCTGGAATGCTTCTACTGCTGCTTGCGTGGAAGGACCGTATACGCCATCAATTCCATCCGGACCCAAGTCATAATCCAGCATATCCAGAATGAACTGAAGCATCAGAACCTGCTTACCCTTATCTCCACTGCTGATTTCTTTTGGTTCAAACATAACCTGAAGAATGGCATTCTTTTCATCACCAATACCGCCATTCAATGCATACGTGCTTTCTTTCTCCATCACTGCACCTCCATTCTTTCATATAGCTTCGTAAGGATATTTGTGTTGTTATCAAGGCTCTCCTTTAACAATGCGATTTCTTCTTTATGTGCATCTTTCTCGTCCATCAATGCTCGCCACATCAAAAGAAACGCAACAATAGGGAACCCGATTGTTGAAATTGACTGCATAATAGCATCCATTACTTCCATCAGCATCCCTCCTTCATGTTAATTTTACCATATTGACAATAAAAAAGCAAGCCCCACTGAATCAAAAGGGGCTTGCCATAAGGAAAAAATGTTCATTTACAGGGCAACTATATTATAGCATGATTTATGATAGATATCAATACCTTTTATTATATTTTTTCGCTGGCTTCTTTTCATCTTCTTCTGAAGATGGAACTTTCGCGTTATGAATGAAGTCAAATTGCTCCGCGACAACGTTTGTGAATGTCCTTCGGTTCCCATTTTCGTCCTCATAATTGGAAACGTCAATTCTACCCTCGATTAAAACGCGGTCTCCCTTATGGGTGTAATGACCGAACACGTCTGCTCTCTGTCCAAACATGATACACGGCACGAAAATCGCGCTCTTCTCGCCCTCCCGCGCGTTATAATGGTCTACCGCAACCGTGAATCGACAAATCACAGTGTCGTTAGCGCCCGTTCTGTTGTCCGGGTCCGCCGTTAATCTTCCTTGTAAAATCACTTTGTTCATACTACATCCTCCTAAATATTATTACCTTTGAAAGGTATCTTCATTATATCATACAACTTGCTAGTTGTAAATAGGTTTTAAATAAGTTGCAACTTTCTGATAATTTAAGACTCCACGTTCGTTTTAGGCGGAAGAATCCTATTCTGTCTTGCATCTAATACATCCATCCCATAGAAATAGGCGATTGTGTTATCTGTGTAGAACGTTGGTTGTTTTAAGCTTACAGCATCTTTATATGCCGTTAGAATGAAATCTTTAGATACTGCATTTCTGCTGATAATGTTTTCAAATTCGGGATTGATATAATATATGTATTTTGAAGATAATGAACCGGTTCCGTCATGGGTTACCACATTGAACGTCTTTTTCCCATCCGTAAAAGAATGGACAAAATACATCTTGCCAGCCAGTGATACCCTAAAAAGAATAACATGCTTCAAATACTTATTCTTTAATAATAATTTGTATTGACTAAAGTCTATTAGAAATTCATCGTCCGCAAACTCGCCAGTAGTTGCGATTTCATTATGAGTTACCCGTAAGACCCTTGGAATTTCCTGCTCTGCTTCATAGCTCATTTCTGCATATTCGACACAAACCCTTGCTCCATCCGTGAAACCCGGTACCTGCAAATACCGAATATCCCCCGGTCGAATGTGCATCTTATCCACGTCAATCCCAAAATAATCAAAATATATATTATGCTTCTTTATGACATTTCCAATGAACCATACCCTGATAGACCGATGCCGGCATATAGTAGACACGAGAGATAGAAGCAAGTTAATTTCATTCGGGAGATAATCTAGGTCGGATGCTGGCACAAATTCTTCAAACACTAAATTATCAAGCTTTGGAAAATTTGATGATTTATATTTGTGCTGATTGAATAGCGAGAAAGCAAAACCTACTGTTTCATTTCCAATAAACCAGTTTCCATGTTCATAGATAATTTCATTTCCGGTGATATCCTGAATGTAGTCTTTTACCCCACCCGGAAACCAATCATTCAATAAGGAAGCTTTCATATCGGATTCATATCGGCATACGCGCCCAAACTGGATTCCCTTGGTATACCAGTCATAAAATAATGCATCCTTACACACGCTATAAGACTTCCCGTTGGAACGTCCTCCAAAAATAAAATTGTATTCACATCCGCTGTCATAGACTCTTTTGCAATTATAATACTTCATACCACATCTTCCTCCTTGCATTTTACTTCAAAATGATCTCGATACTCGAACCCATATCCTGATTCTGTTTTATAAATCCATATCGGATAACAGGAACGCGGATCCACCCAACTATCCTTTTGAAACTTTAATAATTGATACAGAAACATTGAATTCAACTTGCTGTTGGTCGCTAAAATCGTATAATCAGCCCCTACCAATTGGACCCCGCTATATTCATGGACCCAGCCTAATGTACCATTTTTGTCACATACCTGCTTATCAAATCTTGCGTTGCCATAGATAGAAGCTAACTTACTTGTTACGTTTCTATCTATAATGACGTTCGGTCTGAAATACATCTTACACAATCGTTCAAAATTATCATCACAATATGTATGATAGAAATAAGTATACATCTTACTCCCCGAACGTTTATTCACACCGGATATTGTACACTTTACGGAATCACCCTCTAATACAATATATTTCTTTGCACCCCATGTACAGAACCAATCATAGGATGGTTCCTCATCCATGGCCCCAATATTATACCATTCATCTAATCCTTTCACAAACCTTCTGAATAATTCATAGCATTGTTTCATAACCTTTCTTACACCATCTTCATCACCATGTACTTTTATACTGTCCGTATCCCAATAAATAACATATGCGTTTGTATGCACAAAAAGACAGTAGGTGTATATCGCCAGAGAAAGACGAGAGAACGCCGTGATATGAAGTCCTACAATAAAGTTGCGCATGATTCCCTTCTTTTTAATTTCATTGAAATCCGCCTCTTCAGAACTGTACATCATGCCCAGCCTGTCATCCCAATCCATATGAATATCATCTTTTAATATCTTTTCTACGTTAATACCATATTGGCCGTTTAAGTGTCCTTTGGATTGCATGTATAATTCATGGATCTGTTCGGAAAACTCATCATAATTTGATTCTTGTAAACTCATCAGCACTTCGATGTTTTCCTCACTCATAATAGGCTTCCCATCCTTATAAAACTCTTTCCTGTCAATGGGCTTCCCTTCTTCTGTCTTCGCATGAATCGGTTTTAAGTTCGCCTTTAGGTTTAAGTATGCGTAATTTGTATTGCGAAGGTATTCATGAACCTTTCGTATTTGACTCGCCACGAACAAACGTTTGCAATCCTCAATTTCAAAATCGTAAAATAGCGAATAAGCAAGCAGATCCACTGCTGTTGCCTTTAATTCCAGACGCTTTGCAGAAAATACACGTCCATTGATCACCAACGTTTGAGAATGAATCCGTTCCCCCCATCCCATCTTTATGATGTCTGTTTTAGATTCTGATATCAAGGCCATCTGATTAGACTTCTTATTTTTCCCGTCTTTCCCGTGAAACTTCTTAATCTTCACATCTTTCAATACAACATCCGCCATGAAATAGTACTGGACCGGCCTTCGCCAGTTCCTGAAAAGACCGTTCTCAATCTTTCCATACTTCATATTATAGGTTATATTTCTTTCGTGCAAGTCTCTTACGGTCTCTTTTAATTCTGAATTATATTCCACAAAATGGTAAGGAAACTCCCGTTGTACTGTAGACGCTGGATAAGAGGATCCAAAATCAAAAGACATGCACCCTTTTACCGGGACGCCTACAAAAGAGGGATTAGCTGCTACGAAAGCACCGCAAAAAAGATCCTCCAGCCATTCCACTGTTTCTTTAGAATCAGGAAGTTCTCTTCTACATTCCGCTAAATATAGCTTGCTCAATGAAGATTCTTTTCTCTGCTTTCCGCTTTTTAAAAATACCTTTTTATTAATTGTTTCTTCTTTTAAGTTATTCTTTCTTGTGAATGACGTATATGTATACACACTTAAAGCATCCTCTAAAGAACAGATCCAGTCATATTTCTTATACTCTGAAACAATCGCTAAAAGCGTTAAAAAGCAATCTCTTCTATTATATTCATATTCCACTTCAGGCAATTCCGAAAACCAAAAGTATTTCTCTGAATAGTCAATGTCAAGCTTCTTATAGCCAAGCCTTTCCCCTAACGCTCTCAAGGACGCATTCAATAGCCTAGCAGAGTCTCTAAACTCAATATTTCCGCAAGCTATCTTCAAAGGCTTATTCGGTTCTGTATATAATGAATTGTCATCATCATATGTAGTATGACAAAAGACAGAATTTTTATAGAAGAATGTCCATTCATAAGCCAGGTTATGAATAAAAATGACTGTTTTATAACCACTATTATTTATATCTATCAGCATTTCATCAAGTTCATTATATGTTCTATAAAACCCATGAAACCGCGCTTTCTCTTCAATGTTTGAATAGTTGATATTTTTGAAATTATCTGATAAATTAATAGAAGCCATGCTTCCTAAATAAAGCACGGCCCCTTCTTCTATATCCGTTGTCTCTATGTCTGTTACATAGATATTCGGATTATATTCCAGCTTCCCCATTTATTTCATCTCCTATTGAAAGAATGGCGCGGATAATAGATCATCAATCAACTTAATCAAGGCTTCACCCGATTCCTTATCCGCTTCAGGAATCTTCCCTTCCCGAATAAAATCTCGAACTTGTCCGGACAATTCTCTAAAATAATCCTCTACTACTTGATCTGAAGGGCGATTATACTTGGCTCTTCTTAAGGCGTCCATTGCAGAAAATAAATCATCCACCACATTGAAACCAAACCTTTCCGCTAGCTCTCTAATCTGATTGAATGTTTTCATATCAATCTTATCTGTGAAAACTCCAGAAGCAAATATATTGTAAGCTCTTGAAACTGCTTCTCTTCGCATTCCCTTAATACCGACAGGCTTCACACGCTCTTGTAACGCGTCTTGTAAATCCAGAACCATCTGTTTTCCAGAACGTCTGTTCGCTTTTAACATTTCCTCGGTCTGGCGAATATCCCGGATCCTTCCCTTAATCTCCTTTGTTTCTCGTTCAGAAAGAGATTCTTTCTCTAATACCTTTTGAAGTCTTCTTCTCGCGGCTCCCATACTTTCAAGCTGCTTATTTCTTAAGGCATTCAAACCTTTCTTAACAATTGGATCTCTTAAATCTAATTCAAATAATTTTGACAGGTTCTTTCTTAAATCCACACTCCACGAGTTTTTACCCGTCTTCTTAATCGGTATATCGTATTCCTTCAAGCGGTATACGTCCTCATTCCAACGTTGTCTTCTGTCAATTCTCTTCGCCATGAGTACACCCCCCATAATAGAAAAGATGGCCGCCAGGTGAACCACTCCCGGTCGCATGCAATACCCCATGTATGGGGTGGTTCCAGCATGCGGTTTATCGACCATCCTTATTTTCAAATTATATCATAAAATGCGATTAAAATACAAGGGAACAAATGTTCTTTTGTTGGTTCAAAAAATATTTTTATAAGTTGAAAAGATTTTCAAGGCCAGTTTTGACCCTGATTTCAGAGTTTTCAGACAATTCACACAATTCAGACGCACTTTGAGGTATAATATGCTTAGTTATATGTATATTATGATTCTTCAACCTCTGAAGCGAGTGAAACCAGATCTACAGAGGATATCAGACCCGTATCATATAAACCAAACACATATCCCATGTAAAAAACTCTACTATAATCTACCTTCTTGCCATTCTTTACGTCATCTATTATTTTTTCTAAATCATTAATATTATACTCGGCAATATTTAATTTCTTTAAGGTATTAATATTTTCCTCAATCATTACTTTTAACCTCCATTTCTATCAATATATACCATTGAAATATCAACGTCAATAAATAACTCATGTTGATGAGCCACAATGTCTTTTACATTAGAATCTAATATATCATCCGATAGATCCTCTAAAGGATCCTCTCTGCTTAAACTGTCTTCAGTAATATCAATATAAAAGAAGTAATGCTCTTCGCATTGCGCATCAATTCTAATCCGTACAGGTGATGACAAATTAATACTTAAAATATCTCTCAATGTCATTCTTATCGTCCTTTCTCGCGTGATAGATGCAGTAGATTAATTGCCATAGTTTACCAATACCATATATAATGGTCGTTAAAATTCCTATGACGCTCACAATAAACAGAAAACATAATGAAACTTCATATATAGCACTCAGCATATTATTCTCCTTTTTTCTTTATATCAATTCTAACAATATCCTTTACTTTATAAATATTATATTCACGTTCTCCATCATGAACGACTACCTTCTTTGCCTTACCGGCCTCAACGTCCTGCACAAACGGTTCACATATATCAATCATCAGTTTTCACTCCATTCCTTTTTAATATTGCCTTTTCCAGATTCTTGTAAGAAATCTGATTTAGTTCGCTTTTTAGTGGTAGCTGCTTCTTCGCGTCATAAACCTCTTCAGTGTACATTATCATTCCACAATGCCGGCATTTCAAACACCGGATTATATCGCCATTCTCGCGATGAACCACCTTCACAACGTTTGCTTTCTCATGACAATTCGGACATTTCATTTTCAATTTCCTCCATTTCAGAATCCATAACTTTCATGTATGTTCTAATAGCAATTTTAAGGTACATTGTTCGATAACCCTTATCTAGTGAATCTAAAAATTCCACGATATCCCTATCTTTCTCATCGTTTAACGATAGGGAGAAAACTTTTCTCATAAATACCCATCCTTTCTTTTGAAAATGCTAAAATGAATAATATTAAATTGTATGATTTCTACCTGTCTAAAATGACTGAAAAAATAATATTCAAAATTGAAAAAATTTTTCAAGGCCGATTTTGACCACGATTTTGAAGTTTTTAGAATTGTCACACAATTCAGACACCCTTTGAGGTATGTTATACTTAATTTTATGTATAATCTTCATGTGCATAAAAACCTACAATAAATTTCTTCTTAATAAACATACTATTTCCGTTGACAGGTGATATATAAATATAATCTTTTTCATCGTTATAAGTTTTTATAACAATATTCATTACATCTCCTACGGACAAATCAGAAAACATTCCTTTCTTATAAAAGCGCATTATGAAATTCCCATATTTTGTGGTAAACACAACTTCAATAAACTCCATCAGTCTCACCTCCTTTATGATGTCTATATGATATCACAAATATATTAGAATGTAAATAGGTATAGAAAAAGAAGTAATATTCTAAAAACTCTCTATTGCGTTAGTGTGGTAAAGTATCTGCATAAAAGAAAAAGGACTCTTAAAGAGTCCATTTCTTTATTCTTCCTCATAATCCGCAACTAAATCTTGAATTTCTTCATACCTTCAAGGAATATAAATTCTTTTTTCTACAATGTAATTCCTTATTTTCATACATTTCTTGTAACAATTCAAAAATATCCATAATTATATTCTCCTTTAATTATCTTCAGATTGTAAAATTTCATATACAGCATACGCTGTATTTTCCAGTTCGTAAAATTCGATCTTGCTAATTACATTCGCCCTACATAATGCATATAAGTAAGTAGAATATTCAATATAGCATTCCATTACTAAATCAACGTGAGCATTATAGTAATGCCCTTCCCGTATTAAATCGTATGTTACAAAATATTCATTAAACAGACGATTTGTGTATTTACGTAAATCATATTTCAATAATTCTGTAATGTCCATATTATTGATATAATCAAGTGTTTCTTTGCGTGTCATGGTTAATCCTCCTCAATTTGAATTGTTCTATTCTTATAAATAGTCGCTCCGTACTTCATGCGAATTTCTTCCATTTTCAGCTTACTTCCGCCTCTCACGTGGCGAGGGTTCGGTGTCCAGTACCAACGCTTTTTTCCGCCAGAAAAACGAAAACCCATTGATTTTAGTTTTTCCTTATTTTGATAAGTATTCTCAGTGAAAAGCCATATCCATGAACCTACTAGCTCGCATGAAATGTTCATGGAAAGAATATCATTGATAATGGAATCAATCGTAAAATCCTCTTTTTCCATTTTTACGTTATTCTTACTTTTATACATTTCATAGGCTTCTTGCAAGTCTTGCATATCCTTTGTACTCCCGCCAGCGTCCGGATGGGCTGTTTTCGCCAGGCGGATATATACCCGCCTGGCGTCTTCTAATGATGAGCAATCATGAAAGTAAGAATAATATTTATTCATCTAATTCATACTCCTTCCACTGCTTCCATAAATCCGCCGCAAGCTTTTTGATGTTATCTTCGGTCTCTGGATCATCCAGAGCAGCCATGTATTCAGCTTCCCAGAAATCGTCTTCATTATCTCTTACCCTTGCGAAGAACCTATCGGACGTTTCCACCTCTTCCAGATCCATGCTATATTGCATGCTCACAGCATCTGCATATGTTATTTCAAACAAACTTTCGGCTTCTAAAATGGATTTTCTTTCCGTCTCTTCCTCGGCTTCATCGCCAGCTATCCAGCGGACATAAGAAACATATCTTTCATGCGTTCCTTCTATTGACACAAACATGTACATATTACCTTTGCATGAAAACAAAAAATCCCATGAATTATCGATAACTTTCCTTACATAATTTTCCATGTCCTCATAGTTTCTAATATTTTCCATCTTCTGTCCTTTCTATGCTTTTAGCTATCATCCAGCTTATTTGATATCGGATGCTGTCCGATTTCTTTATCTTGATTATAGCAGATCTTTGTTTTTCTGTCAATAGGTTTTTGAAGAAAAATAAAAGAAGTAATAATCTGACAATTTTATTCACTGCTATATTTATGTACTTCTGTATACGCTTTAATATGTAGGACCTTCAGTATTCTAAAATTGTTATACTTATATTATTTTTATAATAAAATGCATCCTTATTTTCAAAATGATGAATCCATATTTTTAGTTTGCATTATGATATACCTCCATATATGTTATGTATATATGTATAACATTCTGGGCCGGGGAGGGTGGGGGTGGGGTGCTCTCTTTAGGGGTACCTTT